GTAACTGTTGCACCAGCGCCAGCAGCAACTTGTACAGTGTTGTACGCTACGTGTAATCTATTTTGTTCAGACCAAATTACTTGATCAGAAGTCATTGGCATTTCAGCGCCAACCATTCTTAAAAATCCAGATAAGGTTCTGTTACCATATCTTTCTACCTCTTGCTCATAAAGCTCAGGTAAGTATTGTTGTGCCCACTGCGAAACAGCTAGGTTATTAAAGTCAAGATAGTTATCTTGAACCGTAACCTGGTTTGGCATAGGTACGATTGATGCGGGAAAACTCCCACCTGTTACAAAGCTCATAATTTATAGTTTTTTGAGTTTATTTATTTCTTGTTTTTATTTTTAACTTCGAGCTGTTTGCACCACTTATTGCTTTTACTTTCATTCCGTTTATAAATACTTCACCACTACTTGATTGTCGCAGTTCACCACTTATATTTTTAGACTTAGCAGTCATATCTTTAATTGCATCGGTTTTACCTTGCTCATAAAAATGACTAGCTATAGTATCTGCATTACGTGCTGCATAGATTGCTTTATGATATCCTTGATAATCTTTTACGTTACCTTTATCATCTAAGAACGTCTTAATGAAATCAGATAAATTAGATTGATTAGATGCAACTTCACTCGGATTGTTTACTCCATACCTAAATCTTTTTTCTCCTAAGCTAAACTCAAAACCTTTGAAATCATCAGAGAAATATTTATTAGTATCATTTTGAAACGTTGTGTGACGTTGTTTTATAGCATCTTGCTCTTTGTTATATCTATTGAAAAAGTCAGTAGCTTTTTGTTGCTCTTGAGTTACTCCCGGTCTCAACTTGATCTCGTCATAGTATTTACTCTTTAAGTCTTCCATATAGCCTTTGGCTTTCGCAACTTCTTCTTTTAATGCGAGTTTCTTTTTTCGGATATCTCGCTCCTCATCCATATCTTCATCCCAAGAAAATTTATCATCCATAATGAAATCAATTTCTTCTGAATCTAAATGTGGTTTGGTATGTAGATAGTATTCTTTTAATATTGTATCATTGTCTACGTTAGAGTAATCAGCATTTAATCTAACATAGTCAACTAGCGTTCCCCCTGTTTCTTTCATAAAATCAACCAGTTTTTCTACATTTTCTGGTAATTCTATTTCAGGATTTTGTTTAATTTCTTCTTTGATTTGTTCTGCTACAGCAGGTTCAAGTTCAGTTTCTTTTTCACCTATATTTATTTCCTCTAATGGAGGTTTTTCTTCTTCTTTAGGCTTAATTACTTCTTCTACCTTTTTTTCTTCTTTAACTTCTTCGGTAACTTTACTTTCGGTGTTTCCTTCTCCCACCTCTTGGCCATTGCTGGGAAGTTCGCGTACATCCACTTTCGTTGTGCTTGACTCTTGAATGGCATCTTCTTCTTTTTTAGTTAAATCTAGTTTTACTGGTTCCTTTTTGTTTGTTAACTTTTTAGGTCTTCCAGGTTTTTTCTTCATCTTAAATTCACCTTCTTGAGGTACTGTTTCTTTTGTTGACATAATATAATATAATAGTTAATAATTTTATACTTCAAATTGATCTATTCCAAAACCACCCAAATTTTGCTGTTCAACAGATTGAAAGTCTACAGGCTGTAAATCGTTTTGTCTTTGATTAATTAAAGTACTTTGTTGTGTTGCTTGTATTTTTGTTCTTTCGTCTTTTCGATCTTCAATGTCTTTTTCTTTTGCAGACATTTGGTTAAGATCCATAGTTTTTAACTGCTGGTCATAACCAAACTGTTGAGACATAAGCTCTTTTTTAATTTGACCATCAACTTGCATTTGCTGTATTTGAAATTCAGATTTACCTTTTTCAATTTGAAGTGAAGTTTCAGCTATTGCTTGTTGTTTTTGAACTTCATACATTGCGGCTTTTTCTGCCGTCTCTTGATTAGCTTGTGCTTGAGCTTGTATATTAGCTTGTTGCATTTGCTGATCTCTAGCTTGCTTTTGTTTCCTTCTTTTCTTTAATAACTCGTTAGCAAGTTTTAAGTTGTTTATGTTCCTGATATCTATAGCATCTTCTAAGTCTATACTTCCTTGTTGTAAAGCAACTTGAATGTTTTGTTCTAGTTGAGCTTTTTCTTCATCATCTGGTTCTAGTTCTATGAATATACCAAAGTCATGTAGGTTAGCGTCTCTTATTTCATCTAGCGTAGCGACATTAAAAGTAGATACACTATTTTGCAAAGCCATTCTAGTAAGTGGGAACATTAAAGAATCAGTCGCTCTTAATGCTATATTCTCACAAGTTTTCAAAGTTAAGAACAAACTAGCTTGTAGTATATGTCTAGTTGCAACGTTTGAATTAGCAGCAGCTAGCTTTTGTAAACCTACTAAAGCGTTTTTATCTGGAGTACTTGCATCTCTAGCTTCATTTAGTCCGGTTACATCCCTTATCATTTGTAAGTAATACTGGTAAGTAGATATTAAAGCTTGTATCTTTTGACCACCGCTAGAGCTTTGTAGTTCTTGTATAGGAACTTTACCACGATTCATTTCACCGTCTTGGGTTAATGACCTACCAACTACAGATCCAGTTTGGAAGTACATATTCAACGCTTCTGCTGGGTTGTAATTTGTTCCATTGCCTAGATCAACTTCTGCTAAACCATCCATATCTAAGTAAACCCCATCTGGTACCATCCGAGAAATAACTTGTTGTAACTTCAATGATGTGATCTGTATCATGTCAGCAAAACCAGTTATTCTACTTACTAAAGAATCTATTCTACCTCTATACATTCGTGGCGCTACAATATTGTAACTCATGTTAACCTTAACGGTATCTCCATAAGGCTTAGTCATATTTTCAGCTAACTCCCACTTTAACATGTTTTCAAATCCTAATACTTTAGCTCCTGAGTATAGCACTTCAATAGCTCTAAATGCTTTCTTAAAGTTTTCTGTTTCTGGTGGATTAAACGTATCTGTTTTTTCTAAAGACTTTTGTAAACCAGAAGATGTCTCTTTAATTTTCCAAACTTGATTAGCATAAGACTTCCACTCAAAGAATAATACTTGAATACTTTGATCATTTGTTCTACCGTTCCAAGATCTAGAATAAGTTCTATTTCCTTGGTACTGCTGTATCTTCATTAGCTCATCAGCAGTAAGATTAGGAAATTGTTTTTTAATCTCCACTAAGCTTAAATTCTTTACTTCTCCTACATAATATAAGTCTTCAAAGTTAGGATCTTCAGTATATGAATAAACGATCCTAGCAGGATCAACGTAGTCTATAACAATACCTTCTGACTTGTTGAAACTAGTTTTAACTGCGGCTATCCCTAAAACAGTTAAATCATAGTTTAATCTTTTCCTAACTAAATGATATTTGTTTTTGTCTAGTACTTGGCTTATTAATTCTTCTTCTGCAATCTCTATAGAATCTTTATAATTCAATTGCATGTGAGTTGGAAGTTCATCTATACTAGCTGGACTGTTTTCGTTCTTTTCACTTTTAGAAAGATCAATGCCAAACTGTTGTTGAACCTGAGCGTCAAACTGTTGCATTTGAATATCTTCTATTATATTCTGAGCGTACTGAGTTCTCTTTTTTATAGACTCAGGATCTTGAGCCATAGTCTTAACTTCGTAACTACGTTGTGACATTCCATTAACTACTATATCTACAAACTTAGATATAACAGGTACTGGCTTCCAGTCTAAATTCAAATAAGATAAATCTCCATTTATAGAAAGTTCATCTTTATATTTCTGTACTGACTGTTCACCTCTAGCATATAACCTCAAGTTGTGAAAGTTGTTATAAGTAGAATCAAATCTATAACCATTGTTCATTTGGTTACTAAACCATTCTCCTTCAATAGCTCGAGCTACTTTTAATCCATACTCCCAAGTCTGCTTTTCTGCATCAGGTACCACCTGATCTGGAAACGAACTATTATTACTTGTATAAATCTGCATTTATTCTATTATTTTTGAAGTTAATCCTTTATTGTCATACTTTTTAAACTCTAATCTCATTTTTTGAGAAATCTTATTTTGGACAGGTCTATATTTGTTTTTGTTACAAGCCATTAAAGCTAAACCAGAACTTATCGAAGCATCGTGTTTTGTTCTTTTGTTTATATCAAACCTGGCCCAGTCTTCTAATGTTCTTTGCAAATACATATTACCATAGCTTTCATCTAATCTACCAACATGGGTATCAATATAAGATTCAATAGCTGCTGCATGTGCTTGCTTGACATCTTCACTAGAGTTAGGTATACCACCTATTTCTCTTTCTGTCACTGACAATTTATGTGCAAGCTTGTCTGGTCTATTTATAGAAAAATCCCTATATCCTCTACGCTTTAAATAATATAGTAGTCTAGGCTTATTATTCTCTGCCAGTATAGGCATACCATAAAAATGTAAAGCCATTAATACATCTTCAAAAAATATCTCAGCTGTAGGAGGTCTAGATATATATTCTAAAAAGAAATGATTGGGTGGCACGTCTTCCATACTGTACTTAGTCAAACCGTGTAACGCTCCGTTAGAACCTCTTCCATCTACCGTTCCACTAATATCGTAACTATCGCAACCAAAAGCACCAACGTGTTCATTTCCAGGATACTTCCTCCCATTTTTTATTATCACTTGGTTTTGTAAACTTTTAGGTGGAACCCAAGTAATAAAAAACCTACCATTTAAATTAGGTACAAATATTACTCTTGTATCTATAATACCATTCTCCCATTGAAAGTTGCCTTGAGTAACATTAGCTTTGTTATTTAGCTCTTCGTTATAATCTATTTGCTCGTATATCTTTACTAAGTTAAATAGACTTTGTTTAGTCTCATCTCTAAATGCATGTTGCTCTGTTCTTGGAAACTGGCGATAGTATTCATTTAAACCGTCTTGATCTTGTTTTAAACCTTCAACTTCATTATCCCAGTGTTCTATAACACCGATATCTATGTAGTTGTTATCTATACCTAACACTGGTTTTTTAGGTGTATCAAACACTGGATAACCATACCTATCTATAAAACCTTCGTAGTTCCACTCCATTGGTATGAACAGTGAATATAAACCTTCTTTAGTTTGACCATTCCTGTTCCTTTGTAAGCAGTTAGATCCGTAGTATATATCTTTGAAGTTTTGACCTCCTTTGTCTAAAGCATTAGACGTCGATCCCATCATGCACTTACCAATAATCCTACTACCTAACCTTAAGCAAGTTTTAGTTACCTTCCAGTTGTTTTTTATATTGTCAGGTCTTTCCCACTTACCGCTTTCATCGTGGCCTAATAGTTTAAGCTTTTCACCATCATAACTGTTGTCACCTGTATTCTTCCAATCTATAGTAGTATCTAACCCGTCTAGTTCTCTAATTTCCTCGTTAGCCTCAATTTTCCTACGTGTAAGCTTTGATGCTGGCACTCTATAGGCAAGTTCGGTTTTAGGACGATCCATACCATCTTGGATAGGTTTGAAGAAGAACGGATAATTAATTGAGATGGG